CAAACGGATCCAGTTATTGCGGCTTTTTAAGCCAATCTTGTGTAGATACTAGTATTTACACGGGCGTTTGTTCGCCCTACTAAACTTTTTAAGCATTAATCTGCTTCATAGAGCTATGTGGGCGTTAATTCGCCCCATAGAACTATGTAAGAGTAGTATATAGATTCAAAATTTTGTCAAGGTATCGAGAGTGTTAAACCAGCTTTCACCCCCTATTTGAGTATTTAGGTAACTCAATATCATTTATTCAATTCTGTACCAGAATTGTTCTAGTATGTGATCTTAAACAACCTCTATGCTTCGGAGCAGTAGCAATATTTGCGCTGTAAGTCTCCTTAGTCTATTGTTGTGTACTTCACATGTTAGTTCCACAGAATTACCAATTTTCGGCGAGTAGTGAGCTCCCCGGCGACCGGATAATCTAATTCTTTTTATACGAACTGAAGCGATCCTGCGTTTACACATCACCCGTGGTGATGTTTACAATGATTTTCAGAGTCAATTCGTGATTAGAACAAGACCCCGTCGTGCCCCATTGCGGTACGAGTGTAAGAAAATTTTCTTGTACGTCAGATTTGAACAACATGATACAACCAATATCGGTGATTATAGGATAGACCTACAATCTTGATCATCGACACTAAAGCCTTAATGGTTGGACCGGAATCCACAAATTCCTCGGGCTTGTCACCTAGATATATGACTTCGGCTTCGGTAGCTAGAAATAACCGGCCCATGAAACGAAAATGTCTCTTTTAGTACATACGGAAACTCACAAGGGCCCCTCCAGAAGTGTCTTGACACACACTTCAAAATCCAGTTTGGAAACTGATGACCGTTCTTTTATCAACAAAAACTCTCCATTTGAGAGAGCTGAGGATTACATTTCGCACAAGCGATTTGGAAAACTTAGAGATCTCAACAAAGAGGTTTTGCGTGACATGAAGAACAAACCTTGGAAACCACAATTAGAAGTAATTCCAGAAGGCAAAGAACCCGCTTTCGAGCGGCAAATTGCTGTCCTGGATGCAATTGCTTATGGTGGTGGTATCACAAAATTGGCTAAATTAGCTAATGTTGATATTCCAAGTTGGATGATTAATGAGGTGGAGGACCTCATGCTGCTGTTTGTTAGTCTCTCGGGACAAACAACATATCCTGGCGCTATCGCGAGTATTATCTCGTGGGTTAAGCGTTACTTCAATAAATCCATCACCCTCTCTATTGAGGAGTATTTGACGGAATTGTTGAAACCCAAGGAAACGCGGCAATCGGACTCTGGAATTCCCGAAATTCCAGAATGGCTCAGGGCCTTGAAAACCTGCAAAACTGATTGGTCACTGATTAGACACAATCAAGCTTTCGGACAGCTGTCCAAATTGCTTGGTCTATTAGTGACCCTCGGTCTATGCAAGGCTTCAAACCTTGAGTTTCGCTTGAATGGCTACTTAATGTTCACACCAGAACTACAGAAGAAGCATTCAAGCGCCTTTGATTTGATCGATGCAACATTTGAAACAATCCTTTTCTTCGTAGAAGGAATGTATCTATGCTTTGCAACACGTTCTGTACGACCACTTCTTGTTTCTGACCATGCAGCATTACAACTCGATGTTGAATATGCAAATGTCATGGCGGAATGGGATTTAGTCCGGAACGGAAATCTATTCAAGTTCAAAGGCAAATCGGACCACGAATTCACTACCAGGTTGAACAACCTTAGTACTGATCTCAAGAACTTAGGCAGTGTTCTCACTGGCTTTGATCGCAAATTAGTGATGGACAAGTTTCAGAAGATACTTATCTTGCAAAATGATTTTGTAAGTATGAAGTTGTGTTCTGGGATTCGTCACAGCCCTTATGCGATGCTATTGTTCGGAGAGAGTAGTCAAGGTAAGACTATGGCAGGCGATCAGATCTTAGATGCTCTGTGCGCCTCTCAAGGACTTCAAGCTGGTAAGGAATTTCGTGCTACCTTCAATGCTGGAGACAAATATATGTCTAATTGGACATCCGATAAAGTAGTTCTCAAATTCGATGACTTGTGTAATGACAAGTCTGGATTTGTTGAACGACCGCCAACGCGGGCTATATTGGACGTCATTAACAATGAGATGTACTATGCGCCTAAAGCAGAGTTAGAAGGTAAGGGTAAGTGTTTTGTTGCACCATGGTTGGTGTTAGGAACCACGAATAAGAAAGATATGGACGCAGCTCTATATTCTAATTGTCCGTATTCCATACAACGCCGATTCATTGTGATCACCGTAACAGCCAAAAGACAATTCCAACGAGTTGTTGATGGTGTTACTTGCGGTGTAGACACTGAAAAGGTGCGTGCGTTCAACAAGGCACAACCCACAACGCCATTGTTTGATGATATTTGGGAGTTTACAGTTGAGAAAGCTGTGAAACCCGAAAAGATGTCAACAGTAGCGCGGTATAAGACTCTCTTCCACAAGGGGAAGAAACTTGCC